CCAGCAATAAGCTCTGATACTCCTGTAGTCATTGCCGTTGCAAAAGCATCGCCAATGCCAAGCACAACATTCTGTAATGACTGAGCCTGTAGTTCGGCAAGCTCCATTTCTTGGGTCAACAAAGCTATTTCGGTGGCGCGTTCCGCTGTAACGCCTGGTTTTTGTAATTGCTGCTCAAATGCTTGGCCTGCTTGGCCGATGAAACCTGCGCGAAGACCCGCACCAGCCGTGGCCGTGCGCTGCTGAATATCGCGTACTTCTTGGATTGCCTTCTCACTTGCTAATTGCTGTTGCAGAAGTATAAGCTTTGTTTTAATGTTTTCTATATCGGCAGCGCCTATATCCTCAATGCTTTCAGTTATAGCTTTTAACTCTTGCTCGATCTTAACCTGCTCTTCCCTTCCATCCAAACGTGCTTTGCTTAGTTCAATCTGGTTTTGAATACTACGCAGATTTTTATTTACAGCGTTTTCTATATCTTTTTTACGATCTAAATCTGCCTGCTCTAAATTATTTAATCTCTGTGCAGTCTGTTCTCGGGCAATAGCAATTTTTAGCGCTTCATCCTGTGCGGACAAGTTCTCATTCTCGATTTTTTCTCTGTTTGCAGCTAATGCATTCAGTTCTTTCTCTATTTGCAGTGTATAGACAAGCTCAAAGTTGCCGTCTCGGCGGGCTTTAGCAATTTTTACATTTAGGTCCGTAATAACCTGTGAAAGCCGTAGCTCAATACTTAGCGCCTGGGTTGCACGCGCTGCTCTATCTGCTTCTTTTTGTACACGCTCTGCTTCTCTAGCAGCTTGCTCTTTTTTGCGCTCGTCTGCTTTTGCTTGGCGCTCTACTTCTTTTGTAATCCTGCTCTCTAAATCAAGTATATTTCCAGTAAGTCCTTCTCTAATAACTTTTATCTTATTGATATATTCTGCTTTAGTTATTTCATCAGAGGCAAAAGCAATGCCTACTTTGTATTCCTCATTTGCTGCTTTTTGTCTCAAAATTGCTTCTTCTAAATAAGCATTGTTTTCATCGGTTAGGTCCGTTCCTAGGCGTTTAATTTCATTCTGCAACTCAAGAATTGTTAATTCCTGGCGGCCTGTGCTTATACCCTGTAACTTTGCATCTGCAGCGGCTTTTTCAGCCTCCTCACGTTTACGCACCAGGGTTATAAGCTGCTCTTCAATAAGTAAAGCCTCGCCGGATACACCTTTTGTTCCAGCTGTAGCTACTCCTCGACGCTGCTCAAGCAGACGAGCAATTTCAGGATCCGAAGCTGCTAATTCTGGAGCGCGGCTAAGAAGACGTCCCCTTGATACTTCTTCAGTTATAGGCTTTATAACAGCTGTTAATATCGGCGCTAATGAAGCCGCAATGGCACTAAAAGCTTTAGAAGCTTCACGACCCAGCTCATTAGAAGCCTCGCCTAATTCTCTAAGCGCGTTTACCCCGTCTTCGCCAATAACTACTGCAAGCTGGTCTGCAGCTAATTCAGCTGCTTGTGTTTGGCTTATTTGACCTTTCAAAGATTGCAGTAAAGTTTTGGTGCCAGTGCCTGCTAAACCTGCTGCGTCGGCAACCGCTGCTAAATCGCCTGATACAGGATCTAACGCCTTACCTAATTCAATGCTTTTGTTTGTAATTTGATCGAAAAAACTGCCTATCTGCGTACCAACCAACGAAAGTCCGAAGCCAAACTGGCCGCCAATTAAACCTCCTCCAAGGCCGCCAGCAGCACCACCGGCAGCGGCTCCTATCCCTTGGCCAAACAGTAATGGAAACGCACCACCGATAATTGCGCTTCCTACTCCTTCTCTAGTGCGGCGCTGCCTTTCTCTGCCCAAGCGAACTTTGCGTTCGCGGTTAAGTCGACGCTGATTTACAAGTTCTTGTTCTGTACTTTTACTTATCTGCTGACCTATGGCAGCGATTTGCTGCATAACATTCTTCTGCAAATTAAATTGCAGCACAGTAGATGCTGATGTATCCCGGATGCGCTGCTGTATTGCAAGATTCTCAGTTCGTTTTGCCGCAGCTGCAGCAAGTGCTCTTTCTTGACTTAACGGATCTGCTGGTAATGCTTTTGTGCGGGTGCCTGTTATTCCTAAATCTAATTGGCGTTTTTCCTCTTGAGACTGTTTTTCCAAGAAGCGCACACCCCTGGCTCTTTCACCATTCAGTGCTTGCTCGATACGAAGCTGACTTTCGTTTGCTTTGACAGAATCATCAAGCAGCTGAAGACCGCGTTCTCTAAAAGCAGGCAGTGAAAGCTGTTGAGTAGGTTGGGCTGCTCTAAACCTTGCGGCGTCCCTGGTTCTGTTTAAAACACGAACAAGTTCTGCCTGTAGATCTAGCTGAGTATTTTGATCTCTAATTTTTTGCTCGTCTAATTTCCTTAAAGCTTCTTTTAGCTCTAACTCTTCTCTTTGAGCTTGAAGCAACCTTTCTGTGCGCTGCTCAATAGGCGTGCTTTGCCCTCCTAATACAGAAGAAGCGGGTCCAGGACCAATAGGCCCTGCGTATTGTGTAACCTCTTTAATTCCGTCGGCTTGTAAGCGGGCGACACGCGCAGCCTCTGTGCGTAAACTAATTTCCTGTTGTACTAAATCGTTAGTAATTGCTTGAGCAGCATTTGATTTGCCTAAGGCTGTTACATACTGGTTAATGGCCGTTGCATACCTACCGCTAGCCTGCCCAGCAGCGTCTAAAGTAATGCGGACTTCTTGTAAATTTGTTGCAGCTTGTTGAACAACATTGTCGTAATTTTTTAGATTGGCAACTTGTGTAGTTCCGAAAAATTGTTTTTTACTTACGTGATCAATATCGTTACCTAGACGTTCTACAGCTTCTTGTAGATCTTTAAGTTGGTGAGCGCCCTTTACGCCGATCTCTATTTCAGCTCTGTAAGCCACAGCCAGACCGACGTACCTGTTTTCTTACTTTAGCGGCGACGACGCACCTTATCCATTTCCTTCTGCTGCTCGTCGTTGATCACCTTGAAGTAGGCGCTCCAGCCGATCAACTCCTCGGGGGTCATGGTGGCGCGAACTTCGGACAGACTCATGCCTAGTTCTTTGGCAACGCCAAATTGAAGCATGAGCCAGTTGTCTTTGCGAAGTTCTGCGCTCAGGATTTTGGGTCCATTTCTGCTGCTTCGTCGTCAGTCAAAACGCCGAGCATCAATGCCTGCAGATCTTTGTCCTTAACCTCGTTCTTCAGCACGTCGATTTCGCCTGCGCTGAACAGCTTTTGGCCGTTGACGTCTTGGGCTTTGGCCAGCAACAGCTGCAGTGCAAAAGCGTTGGCATCATCGGATTTAGCGTTGCGCTGGGCACGCTCACGCTCGGCCATCGTCAATGGCGTCACATACATCTCGAAAATCGTTCCATCCGAAAGTTTGACCTCTTTCTTGACAGGCTCCAGGTTGGCTGCTTTGCGAAGGCGGTCGATCGCACGCAAGTTAGAAGCAGGCATTTGATTTGCTGGTGTATGGCGTTACTGTAGCGGATAAGCCAATAAAAAACCCCGGCGGATAACCGGGGTTTGTGTCCCTTCGCTCGCTTACTCTATCAGGACTTGGCGAAGTCGAAGGTTGGGGTGGTGGTGGGACGGAAGTTGATTTCCACGGCCTGTGCGTCATCAGGGTTGATGGACAGGCTGGCGGAAGTCAGGTTTGCCTCGAACTCGATGGAGCGGCTGAGGGTGTCGTCCAGAGTGCCGCTGCTGAACACCTGATCGGTGTAAAGCTTGAACTTGGCACCGGTTTGGATGCGCTGCAGCACGTCCTCGATCATCCGGTTACCCAGAGCGTCGTCGGTGTCGGTGAAATACACCGTTGCGCTGCCTGAACCATCCGCAAAACCTGCGATGAAGGTTTTGAAGGGCACGTACTGACCTGGGGTAGCGCCGATCGTGGTGACGTCGATTTCGTCACGGGTGATCTCGAAGCTCCATTCACGCACCTGAGCCACAGAAGCAAAGGTTGCGTACTCAACCTGGAACTTGTTTGGTGCGACTGCGGTGCCGTCGTCAGTGATCGTGATCGTCGAACCACCGGACGTTGCAGAAACTTGCATAACACCGGTTGATGCGGTGTAAGCAATAACGTAGTAGGTGGTGCCAGCGGTGATGCCTGCGGGAAGGGTGCCGCTGCCGGTGCCGCCAGTCGTCGTATCGACAACGCTGAACTTAACAGGATCACCTGATTTAAAGTTCAGATAGGTTGCGACGGTAAACTGATCGTTCGCAAAATCGACGTCAGCTTCAGCAAACTGGCCCAGAGTGCCAGCTGGTTTGTAATACAGGGCACCTGAGGTGCCGGACAGAACGGTGGCGGCCATTGGCGTACCAGAGAACGGGTTTTCTGCGGGCACTGCCCGGCTTTTTACACAATAGCTGTTTTTTACTAACTCAATACAGTGGCCCTATAGCCTGTCTCGACACGCCCCATGAAGTGGGGTGATGTCTCTTCAGCCGAGAATGTCGGTCCTTCAATTTCACTGACGCGGAAAAATACGCCGCTGTTTGTCTTTGCCGTTTCGTTAAGAGTTTCTAAAACGCCGACTGCGGTGTTTAGAAGAGTTTGGTTGCGTGCCGGGCCTTGGCCTTTTTCAGTAAATACGCGGATAACCACCGCACCACGCGCAAAATCCACGCTACCGGTCAGTGTTGGTTCGTTCGTGATACCAAACGTTACATTGACACGCACGTATTCTGTTGTGATGTTTTTGGGTGCAGCCGTGATATTGTCGAAAAACACCGGCACTGCAGGGGATAGTGCATTGAAGGCATTTAAAAGGGGCTGCTCAATAGCAGCGCGGATGGCTTGGTAGTTCATAACTCAGTAAACAGGTCGTCCATCTCAATTTTGACAGCACGATCTACTTTGCCTCCTTCTACATAAGTTGCGAACCAGTCAAGATCTGCTGTACGGCTCGATTCCCCAAAAGGATTGCCGCCGCCAATTTCACCCCGGTAAGTGCCGCCCCTCTTTCGACCAGAATCCTCAATCTCCCATGTGGACATACCCTTTACTGTTTCAGGCTCAAAAGTGTCGGTCTGACGACGGTCAAAAATACCAATCTCAACATCTGTTGCTAAGGCCGCGTACGGGGAAAAATTAGAAACCGTAAAGACTGCTCTATCTTTTGCAAAACTTGCTCTAATAGCTTGGCGGCCGGTCAGTGCCGGGATATTGATGGATCGTGGTTCGCCTGGTGCACCTGTGCCCTTAAATGAACGCCCATCAGGTGTTTCAATCTGCCAAGAGTTGGAAAAGCGACCGCTCCAGCTAGGCCCCTCCTCCTGTAGCTCGCGGATAGTGCGGTGTGCAGCACGAATAGGGCCAAAACTAACAACTGAAGCCGCAACCATATCTAGCTTCTTTGCTAGCTTAAAAAAATCATTGCGGGCCATTATTGTGGCCTCGCTATGGCGGTGTGGAAGATGGCTTTGGTGCCGCGTTCTGTAACAATGTTAAGGAGTTTTGCTTCGCGGGTTTCGCCTGCTTGCGTGTACTGAATTTTGTCAGCTTGAGTTGGGTAGTAGTCGCCCAGCTCGTTTGCACCAAACATCACTTTCAAGTCAGTAGTTTGATACAAACCGTCATATTCTTTTGGGTTGACGTTCATGATCACAGCCTTGACTGTGACGCTGGTTTCGGCTTCAGTTATCGTCCCAGTCGTGGGATCGTAAGTGGTGGGTAATGTGGTCTTGATGTAGGTGATGTCTTGGCCCCAATCGGCCATTAGTCGTGCTGGGATTGCACCAAAAATGTCGTCAATTAGTGCCATATCAACCTCGCTCCAGTCTTACGGCATAGTTGCCTGCACCTGCTTTGGTGTAGGGGCCGAGATAGCTTGTTACCCAGGGGAATACGTCGAGGATGGTGTTGACCATGCCTGGGTTAAGAGAGTTTTCGTTGTACTTAACCTCAAGATCACCAAGTTTGACTTCTTGGTAGGTGCCGTCGGTGCCCTTACTGCCTGTTAAAGCGGTGGTGTTGTTGGCTAGAGCACGTGCCAGTTCGAAGGTGGCGACTTTGACTTCGTCGGGAATTAGCGTGCAGGCCAGCTCGACTCCGTCCACCTTGTAGTCTTTGCGCGGCCACTTGAGGGCTTGGGTGGTAGTGCAGCGCTCCCCGTAAAACTCAAAATCATCGATAAAACGAGTAGCGGAGATAAGTGAACGGTTCTTCTGATCGTCAGTTTTGTCGGCCCAGTTCGTGTCATCTGGTGTTGTCTCGAAATAAGCGTCTGCTTCGGCCAGCGTCACGTAGCTGTTGGCCGATGCTCCCTCAAGAGTGGCGTCGATTGTTGCGGCCACGGCTTAATACAACCTTTTCCTCAGTTTAGCTTTGGTGCGTCTGCTTGG